GCCTAGAGCAACTTCTTTGCCACCTTTGGTATGGAGCAATTCAATTTCAAAACCCTCTGGTGTTTGAATTGTTCCTAAACCTTGCCCTGGTTTAAAACTACCAGCACCTTCATAGTAGATAGGAGTGCCACCAGCAATTCCAAAGTCAATTCCTTTGTGATACGTAGAAGCACCAGCTGTTGGCGCAGTCCGTGGCCCGTATCCAGAAGTAATAGGGAAAGACGGTTTGAATCCATCTTTCCCTTGTACAAATAACGGAGTGCGTTGTTCACCAATCCTCAAACGTTGTAGCCCTGTACGCCACGTCTCAGGATTAATGTATTGACCTCCCTTCTTAACTCTTACATCAAGATGAGGGCCGGTCGTGGGGAAAATGTCTTCCCCTGCTTTAGCAACGTAACCAGCGTGGAAGATTCCTGCCATACTTACATTTTAAAGTAATTAACTGGTTCCGTTGTCGTCATTGCTGTTGCTAATTCAATTGGATTAGGAACAGAAGAACGTTTCTGGTTAAACTTCATCAAGAAGTCAAGAGGATTTGTCGATGCTTCTGCTGCAACTTTTCCTTTGCCAGTAACAAAGATGTTGATGTTAGGAATACCGGTTGCTTGAACTTGTGGTTGCGGTAATTGCTGTTGCTGTTGTTGCTGGCTAACAGCACCTTGTCCAAGCTGTTGTTTTTGTTGTTCGTAGTACTTGAACAGGTCACCGAGTTTTTTAGAAGGTTGTCCATAGTAACTTCCGCCACTAGATGTTGGCAATGAAGCCCACTCTGGAGCAAGCTTGTTAATAACAGTTCCAAATTTTTCTCCTTTGAGGAATGGATCTAAAGCACCGCGTTTTTTGTCAATTAAATACAGAGCTGCAAGGTCTTGTGATTTAGGATCAAATCCAGAAAGACCCAGAGCTTTAGCAGTGTCTTGCCAGGTTGGGGTTAAGAATTGGTACGCTCCAGCAGCTGTGCTTGTGTAGCCTCCTCCTGTGATGGCTTTATCAGGATGGCGCCAGCCTTTGGATGTGTCAAATTTACTGCCACCAAACATTGTCTGGTAGCCGCTTTCTCCTGCAGTTCCTTCGGCGTAACGAAGGGTATTAAGCAAAGAACGAACTTCAGGTCGTTGAAGAAGATCTTCGTATCGCTGCCGTAAACCAGCCATTGTTTTATCGGAGGTTGTATTCGAAGTAGAAGCGGGTTCCGATAGCAACGTCTGCGGGTCCAGGTAAGGCCTGAATGAATTCCGAGCCTTCCCGTTCAAAGCGATAGCGGGCTTGCATAGGGTTTCTATAATTAGCGACGTACAGATGAAGAGCTAAGCGATCAGTTTCATACAGATAAATCTCCGTCCAAGTTTTAAGTGTTTCTTTAAAATCAGTCGTGGTGATAGTACGATCAACGTCACCAGCAATATTCTCCAGCCGGTTACGAGGAACTGTATCGTTGTTCACACTACCGGTCATGTCGGTGCGCTTTTCTGCCTCGTCGCACCGAGTGACCTGTTCAACTAATTTTGCGTACCAGAAAGAATCTGGTACGTTATTCAGTGCTTCCTCAAGTCGAGATAAATCGCCAGCCGGAATAGACGTGGTGTTATATCCTAGGTGCCAGCGGATTTTTGACTTGAGGAAGCTATCAAGTTGCATTATTCAACTCGAATAAGATTTTCTTTGATAATTTCATCCCAATCAACACGCTTAATAGCTTTAAGTTGATCTAAACGGACGAACTTTTCGCCGGGCATTGAGGTTTGTAAATCCTTAATGTCCCTTGCTGTCTTTAATCCTACTCCAGGTAAATGGTCAGCAATTTGACGAGCACTCGCAGTATTGAGGTTAATGCGAGTATCTAGAGGGAAGGTTTCCTTTTTAGTGGGGATAGGAGGATTGACGCCTTCTTGTTTGAGCTGCTCGGTAAGGCGCTCTTCTGTCCGATCCTTTTCATTAGTTGCGCCAAGATGAGGTACAAGATCTTCACGATCAATGTAAAGAACTTCGTCTTGAGCATCAACGCACATCATGATGCCATCACCATGGTGCGAAATCATCTCAACAAGTTGACCAGTTGGCTTGTATTGGTAGAGCATTCGAAAATGAAATGACAACTACCAATACAATACCAACCTCAACTTAACTGATCAATAGATCAGCTATCGGTACCACCCACTTGGGAAGCAAAGTCAATGAACTCATTGATGTCTTCCCATGCCACGGCACCTGCAGGACGCAGATAGTTCACGCGGCAGATGATGTAGCCAGCACGGCCAGCATCCTTATCGGTGGAGCTAATGAACACACCGTCACCATCCACAGTGGTGGAGGTCACGCCGTTCACGTTGAACACCCTGAAGGTGGTGTCTGCAGTAACGCGGTAGAACATTGCGTTAGCAAAGTCAGCCGCCACGATGCCAGCGGTGGTTACAGCAGAAGTGAAGGGCAGGTCAGCAATAGTGGTATCACTCAGACCCTGGGCAAACAGGTTGCTGGTAGCGCTCACGATGGAGCTAGCAGCAGCAAGACCGTTGGCTTGAGTCGAAGGAACACCAAAAGGAGCACCAGCGTTATTAGGGCCAAGCAGCAGACCTTCGGTAGAAGTACCACCGATGTTTGCAGTGACAGGAGCAGCAGGGAAACCAGCCAGACCACCAGCAGGGATGTCCTGAGCAATGGCGATAGAAGCGCCATAGATGTATGCAGGACGATCAGAGCTGGCTTGCACAACCAGAGAAGTGCGGTTGTCACGCACCCGGTCATCAGGACGACGATCAGGAGACGGAACAATGATGTCAAAGCTCTTATAGGAAGCTTTGTCAGCAGCCAGGTTGTCAATCTTGACGTAGCCAATCAGCTCAAAAGCTTCGACACCAGGCCAGCCGTACACACCTTCGGTGTTGTAGGAGGACAGACGGTTGATTTGATTACCGGGCTGGAGAATTGCACCGGCTTCTTCTTTGTAAGCAGCCATTGTTAATTACCTCCTTCCTCAAACGATGGTGAAAGCAGTGGTGACGAAATCCTTGTTCAGGTTCGCAAAACCAGCGTACAGCTGCCAAATCAAGATGATAAAGCGGCTGAAGTCATCATTGTTGTTGATGAGGACCTGAGCATTAGGACCGCCAATACCCACGCCAACGGCCTGAGGACCGAAGAACAGAGCAGGAGGAGTGTCGTGAGAAACAGCACCAGCGCCGTCGCCAATGTCAACGGTGATGGTTTTGGAGGGGAAGTTGGTGGATTCGAAGAACCGCACACCTTCAAACACAAAGCCAGAAGGCATGGTGGGTTCACCGCCCACAAACTGAGCCTGGCCATACTGACCACCGCCATAGATGGCAGCGTTAGGGTTCATGCCGCTCATCAGTGGGTTACCAGCAGCAAAGCCGGGGTAACGAGCCACTTCACGGAAGCCCTGATCAGCACGCAGGTCCTTCATGAAGGAAGGATCAGCAATACAGCGGTAGTAGCCATCAGCAAACACAGGGACGTTGCGCTTACGGAGGCTCTTCACCACTTCCAGCAGGTCGGTCTTCACGTTAAACTTGTAACGCTCAGACGCATACTCGGTAGCGGTGTAGGCAGTCAGAGTGGTCGAACCAGTCTTAGCCTTGTTGTTGGGATAGTAGTAACCACCCTGGGTGTCAGAGGACTGACCACGGGACTCAGACTTGAACAGCTCATCCAGGAACACACGGTCGCGCCAGCGGCGATAGTCGTCCAGGAGGGTCAGCGAACCGATGGACTGGTGGAACATGTTGAGGTTCCCGGTGTCCAGCAGCAGACGCTGAGCAGTCATCAGAGTCTCACGGGCAATTTTGAAAGTGCTCGGGAGGTTGGCATTGTTCGGGTCAGCAGGACCGGTGTACTCACGCAGAGACACCAGCACTTTGTCCTTGACAATCGACCGGCTGTTAGCAGTACCAATGGTTTGATCCTGGGTACGCTCACGGTTGGTCTTCGTACCAGGGTTACCCCAGAAACGATAACGGTCGAGCTGAACGGTTTGACCCGGCTGTTTGGTGAAGTCGTGGACAACTACAGGCTCGCAAGCCATCTCCACGATATAAGCTGGATGGGGACGGTACAGCTCCGCACCCAACAGCTTGGGAAAGTCGTTATCAATAAACATGTTGGTTCTTCAGCGTAAGGTGTAGCTGAAACCAGGACCCTAAAGATCCATGGATCATCGGATTAAATCCGATTTTGCCTCTGGAACTTGGGTCCCATTAATAAAATTATAGCAACACTTACTTATTGCTATTAATAATTAAATGAAAAATCAAACAGCTTGGGCAGCTTGAGCAGCTTGTGGGGTGCTAACTTTCTCTGCAAAGGCACGCAAGAACCGTCCGACACCAACGCCAGCCAACGCTGTTGCTGCTGGCGCTAAAGCGTAACCAGCAACCTGATACATGCCAGGCTTAGCAGAAACAGGGACACCTGCTTGGTTCAAAAGGTTTGTGCCACGGCGTGTTGCTTCTATTTCTGAGAAGATGCGCCCACTGTTGTTCAGATAGTTCATGGCAAGAGCAAGACCAGTTGCTCGCCGAGTTGATGGAGCCATGGCGCTAACCCCAATGGTTGCCAGTCCTACAACGTTTGGATTTAAGCCAGTGTATAGGTTACGTTGAATGTAGTCAGGAGCACCACCACCAATGTTAATGCTTTGGTGGCCAAGCTCATGGCCAAGGGTAAACTTACTTGCAAATGGGTAGTTTAAAGAAATAGCGTTTTTTGTTGCAGAAGAATAGCTGGCTCCTGCAGGACTGGTGTTAACCGTAACGTTTGGCTTAACTCCAGTTTGTTCTGTAAATTTACTAAGAATCTTTCTTGAATCTTCAAGAGTTGAATATAAATTCCCTCCTAGTAAATTTGGAGTAGCTTTAACTGCTGCCCCTGTTTCACGTAGTCCTTCTGTCCGGTATTGTTGAACAGCTTGTTTTTGTAAATTTTTAGCGCCAGCAAAACCAGCTATAGCAACTGTTCCACCAAGTGCAGCTTTTAAAGCAGCGTCCATTATTCAGGAGACTCCATAACTTGTGGCGTATTAATGTATCCAGCGCGATTCCAGGGATTGTATTCTGTTGCAGGCATTGGGCCAATCCGTTCAAACGGGTTGTAACTCAGTGGTTGTAAGGTTCGTGTATCTGGTCCTAGTTCAGGAAAAATTTGCATTGCAAAAGAACGTAAATTTTCTTTTGCTTTTTGCTTTTTATCCGCCATTAATTAAACCTCATTTTCAGTAAACTGAGGACCCATTGCAGCGCGTAATAAATGCTGTCGCATCTGAGCTTCTTTTACATTACCTGTTTGCATGTAAGCCATTTCTCCAAGAGGAGAACCAGGAAGAGCAAGGTTGATATAGCTTGTTTGTAAATCAGCAGGCATCTTGTTACCTCCAACAACACCTGTTTGCGGAGTAACACGCCCACGTGGATTGGACTGGTGATAGCCAATCAGTGCGTTAATACCTGAATTAGCACCCATGCCCCCAACGAATGCGCCGGTCATAGCAGCACCCGCAGCAACTAAACCGAGATCACGTTTTTTTAAACCGCCTTGAGTGCCTGCTGTTGCACCCACTTGTTGAACTTGAGAACCAACACTTTCTAAAAAGTTGCCTACTTTTTGACCAATACCGCTTTGTGCTGCGCCTGCAAGTTGTTGACCAGCTTGGGCAACTTTAGAACCTTGTTGTTCTATACCGCGTGCAATGCCACCACCAAGGTATGCAGCAGCAGTACGTGCAGATTGGGGA